GCAAATCTGAGGCTGCCTATTATTGGACACATCTAAAACCAAGGTTGGAACGTGGCGAGATCTCGCAGCTAGAGTTCCATCCTAAAATCAAATGCGAAATTAATGGGAGGCACATATGTTATTACAACGCAGACTTTCGTTACCTGGATCTAAACCAGGAAGGACCACTAAATCAGACAGGCTGTTATGTCCTGGTGGAAGTAAAGGGGTTCAAGACAGAAACTTACAGGCTAAAAATAAAACTAGTCGCAGCTCTGCATCCGGCATTGAAAATCTTAGTGATCTCAAGCAAGGATTTAAGATCAGAGATATCGTTGTTACCACCGGACAGTTTACAGGAATAACACCGGATCAGATCTTATCAGAACGTAGGGAGCCTACCTGGGTAGAGGCCAGGCATATTGTTTGTTTCTTATCTGTGCAGCTCACAGGTTATTCATATCCAAAGATAGGGCATATCCTGTCCAGGGATCACACTACAATTATTTATGGTAACAATAAAATTAAAGAGAAGATTAAAACAGATCCGGAGCTCAGAGATCTTGTTGGAAGAATAGTAGATTATCTTAATGGAAAAAAGTAATTTAACTCCGGATCCTGTAAGAGATCCACCGGTAGGCAAATACCAATGTCCAGGAGGCCATATGGTTTTACCGGCTAGAGCATATGGAGATACCAGGTTCAATCAGTATCCTATGACGTTTAGATGTTTTGCTATTTGCTGTGCTCACGCAAACTCTTGGACCGGAGTATTCTTTGTTAACCAGGCTACAATATCCAGGATACTAGGCAGCAGCCAACAGGCTATCTCTCAGCATATGACCAGGTTAAAAGATTATGGTTACCTGGAGAAACTACGCAATGCAGATATCAGAAGAAAGTATGGAAGGAAGGGAGCTCTGTGGAGAGTTATATACGATCCAAGGATGAGCTACCAGGATGCCATTGTTAAACAACCGGCAAAGGATAGAGATCCCAAACTAGAGAATGAGATAGCAGAGAATACAATGGCAATGCTACATCAAGATACATATAAATCTAAAAGGCAGAAGGCCAGGGATCCTGTGGATAAATCAGAGGATAACAAGCCGGAGGTTGTACAAGCTACAGCTAGTAATAATAGTATTAACAAGGTGGACCTTAAAAAGGAATACAAGGCACAGCTAGTGAATAACTCTAGTGATATAACTAATAATATATCTATAGATGAAAATGAATGTAGAAGTATATGTAATGCATACAAGCAAATGATCTACGAGTTATGGGGATCTGATTGGCAATACGATCTAAGACAGATAGCAATAGCCAAGGAGCTGTTACAACTTGGATATACCAAGGATAGTTTCCTGGTTGATGCTAAGAAGATGCTGCAATGGAAGAGGAACCAACAGGCTGAACCTATTAAATCATTGCAGTACTTTGTATCCAGGAAGAAGAACAAGGAGAAACCAAAGGATGCACAGCAGATCATTAGTCATATGGCAGCAAGGATGAGATTGAAATGATACAAAACGCAAAGGAACCTATGGGATTTGTATGTACAGGCCACACACACAGAAATTATTTATTTAGACAAGGTTGCGATCCCCCCTTTCGCTCTCTGTGTATATTGTGGGTAAAGCACAAAAATTTTTTCCCATATTCATCAAAACGAAAACTAAGGAGTAAGAAATGAAAAAAGTATATGACGTATCCCAGGCCAAGGACATTGAAGGCCAAGAGAAACCAAAGTGGTTGAATTGTGGGGTTGCCTTTGTAGAAGAAGGTAAAAAGACCAGGATCAAGTTAGAGGTACTTCCATTGCCGGATAACAAAGGCGAGGTATGGCTAACCTTGTTTCCTAAAAAACCAAAAGACAACAACGATCCTTTGTAGTAAGTTGGTATTATGGGAAATAGAGTAGTACCACCTGTAGGTAGATTTGGAGGGATAGGAGATCTTCAGAAAAGATTAAGAGGATCTCAGATTATCTATGACAATAGAGATGACCTGGCGAGGGTTATGCTCCAAATTGCCTCTGCGAAGATCACAGACATCGTTACCTGGGAAAATGGTACGACACACCTCAAAGACGTTAAAGACATCTCTGAGGGTGCTCTAAACTCCATTAAGAAGGTAAAAATCACTCCTACTAAGAATGGCGATATAATTGAAATTGATATGGTAGATAAAGTTAGGATTATGCAGCTCCTGGCTAAATCTTCCGGATTGTTGGACCAGGAGAAGGATGGAGAAAAACCGGCTGTTGTTTCTATTGAAATGGTTATGCCGGAAGAAAGGAAAGCAAATGATACAGAAGAAAATAAAGACACTATGGAACAACCTGGCCCCAATCCAGGGAAAGTACATAGCAAAGGCAAAAGAAAAAAATAAGGACCTTAAAATCGTCTACCAGGACCGGCATATGATTGTCGCTAATAGTAGATTAGATAAGCCTGTAAGGATCGCCAATATTCCGGATAAGTTTACCGGCTCTACTAACGAGCTCTATTATTTTGCGTGGGATCCTGTAGATCCTAGACAGAAGAGTTTGCTATGAAGAAAAGGTTAATTAAATCCATAAAGGAAAACAGGTACGAGGTCTTATGGAATTTGTACCACACAGTAATAGTAATCTTATTAGCCGGTATCTTGATAGTTGAATGGTTAGAGTATCTGAGGTATCCGGCTCATTTCTTTGGAGTATAGGTAATGGACCAGGAAAAAAAAATTTTAAACACTCCTTCCACTCTTAAATTTGATTTTAGTAACTCCCCAACAATGGCCTCTTTCTTAAATGATAAGGCCTTCATAAGAGGAGTTATGGGTCCGGTTGGATCCGGAAAGAGTTATGGATGCTGTGCAGAAATTTTTAGAATGGCCCTGGCACAAAAACCTAGTCCAAGAGATGGCATAAAATATTCCAGGTTTGCAATTGTTAGAAACACTCATCCTATGTTGAGAACGACTACATTGAAAACCTGGTTGGAACTCTTGCCGGAACACTATTGGGGTAATGTGAAATATTCTCCTCCTATCACACACCACATCAAGTTACCGGCAAGAGAAGGAGCTGCCGGTGTAGATATGGAGGTTATCTTCCTTGCGTTAGATGATCCTAAAGATACTAGGAAACTGCTCTCATTAGAATTAACCGGAGCCTGGATCAATGAGGCCAGGGAGCTCCCTGTTCAAATTATAGAGGGATTATCACACAGGGTAGGGAGATATCCTACGCAGAGTGATGGAGGGCCTAGTCAGTATGGGATAATACTTGATACGAATAGTATGGATGATGATCATTGGTATTACAGGTATGCAGAAAAAGAAAAACCAAAAGGAAAATTCTCCTGGAAATTTTTTAGACAACCACCTGGCATATTAGAGATCCCACATTCGCAAGTGCCCCAGGATATGCCGGAGGCCCAGGGATATTACTTTGCTGCCGGTAGATGGTGGAAAACAAATCCAAAAGCAGAAAACCTAAAAAACTTACCGGATGGATATTACGAACAGCTCACAGCCGGTAAGCAGTTAGATTGGATCAAGTGCTATGCCCAAGCAGATTATACATTTGTAAAAGAAGGTAAATCAGTTTGGCACGAATTTGAACCTCAAAGTATGATCGCAGAATTAGAACCGGATCCAAAGTATCCTGTACAAGTAGGCCTGGATTTTGGATTAACTCCGGCTGCTGTGTTCTGTCAAAAGGTAAAAGATGGAAGATGGCACATACTACACGAATTAGTAACTTTTGATATTGGTCTAAATAGATTTGTATCAATGCTGAAATCAGAGATGGAGATGTACTTCCCTGGTTATAAGTTTAACGTATGGGGAGATCCGGCCGGTAATCAAAGAGATCAGATCTACGAAACAACTGCCTTCCAACATTTAAATGCAAATGGGATCCTGGCAAGGCCAACAATCACTAATGAATTTAAAACCAGGAGAGAGGCCGGTGCTATTCCTATGACCAGGCTAATCAATGGTAAACCAGGTTTGCTAGTTAACAAGAGCTGCAAACAATTAATCAAAGCTCTTAATGGTGGTTATCATTTTCAACGAGTAATGAAAGGATCCGGCACAGAGGTCTACAAAGATAGTCCGGTAAAAAATAACCATTCTCATATTGGAGATGCATTTGGTTATGCTCTCCTGGGAGGAGGAGAACATACACAGATGGTAAGAAGGGCCGGTAATTTTAACTCACAAACAAATGCAAAGGTTTTAGATTTTGATGTTTTCTCTTGATAATTTTAAAAAAGATTATTGTCCATTCTTAAAAGAGCCGGACAAGATAGTTACTTTTGATCCTGTGCATTATCATATGCTAGATCTAAATCCTTTTGATGAGGAATATAAAAAACATTTTCCGGATTATGGACACTACCTATCCGGCTATACTCAACGAGGGTTAGCATACACAGGATTATCAGAAGGTACGATCTATGCAATCTTTGGATTTTATCAGTTATGGAAAGGTAATGCAGAATTTTTTTTGATCCCAAGTAAACATATCAATAGGAAAGCTATGGTATTTCATAAGGTATCACTAAAGTTTTTTGAATATGTTGCGAACATAATGCAACTAAACAGGCTACAGTTCACAGTTTGTTCTAGAAATATTCGTGCTGTGAAATGGGCGAAATCGTGTAAATTCATAGAAGAGGGTATTTTACGCAAATATGGTATCCTTGGAGATGATTATATTATGTTTGCAAAATATTATGATAAGGAGAAATAGATGGGTGGAATTTTTAGTAGACCTAGTCCTCCTCCACCACCACCACCGGTAGTGGATGAGAGTTTAAGCAGACGAGAAAAAGCTGCTGAAGAACGAGAAAGAAACGAAAGAAGGCAGATCTCTGCTAGACGTAAAGCTCGTAGAGGTGGTGGCAAGAGATTGTTAATGACAGCAGCAAGGTTTGAAACTATGGGGCAGAATAATCAAAATGCAGCCACACAGAAAACTCTTGGTGCAGATAGAAATCCTAGAGATCAAGGATAATAATAATGACCAGGCAATGGTTACGCAATCCAAAATGGAGGGAAGATGTACGGATCAAAAACGATGAAGGGAATGAAGGACAGCAACAGCAAAAAGACAGCTCTGAAAAAAAAGATGGGGAAGAAATACGGAACCAAGAAAAAGGATCAGAGCAAGAGTAAGTCCTATGGTGGCTAAGAAACACCAAAATCCTAGTGGTGGATTAAATGCAGCCGGAAGAAAGCATTTTAATAAAACAGAAGGATCTAATCTAAAACCTCCTGTTAAAAAAACTCCCAAGAAAGGTACTGCTGAATTTAACCGGAAGATTAAGTTTGCAGCTCGTTTTGGTGCAATGAACCATCCAATGAAAGATGATAAAGGTAGGCCAACCAGGTATGCATTAAGTTTAAAGGCCTGGGGATTTAGTAGTCCGGCACAGGCAAGGGCCTTTGCAGAAAGACATAAGGCAGCATAGTTATGAGTAAAAAGGAATTAACAAAAAGACAAGAGAGTACACTCAAGAAACATAAAAAACATCATACTCCCAAACATATGAGGGAAATGAGAATGTTGATGAAAAGAGGATTATCGTTTTCTCGTGCTCATACTAATGCAATGAAGAAAGTAGGGAAGTAGTGTTAAATCCAAAAGAAATTAAAAAAAGATATAAAATAGCTCAAGCTAGGAAAGAGCAATGGAGGACCATATACGAAGAGGCATATGAGTTCTGTTTGCCTATGAGAAATCTTTATGATGGTTACTATGAGATGGATAGTACACCAGGCCAGGATAAAATGAAAAGAGTGTTTGATAGTACAGCTATGCACTCTACATCAAGATTTGCTAATAAAATTCAATCTGCCCTTTTTCCTCCCCAACAAAATTGGTGTAGGTTGATGCCAGGGGAAGATGTGCCACCGGACAACAAGATCCAGGCACAGCAAGTTTTAGATCTCTACGCAGATAAAATGTTCTCTGTTATGAGGCAATCCGGATTTGATCTTGCCCTGGGGGAGTTTCTTTTAGATCTAGCAGTAGGCACAGCCTGTATGTTGATCCAACCAGGAACAGGAGATGTTCCAATCAAATATACATCAATACCACTTTATCAAATATCTTTTGATGAAGGACCGGATGGTGGTGTTGGTTATGTCTATAGAAAATTTAAAAGACCTTTTGAGGTAATACAGCAAGAATATCCGGATGCTAAAATTCCAAAAGAATTAGCAGATAAGTATAAAGAAAAACCACAATCAAATGTAGAGCTGCTAGAGGTATCATACAAAAAAGATAATCAAGTTTATTACTGCTTACAAACTATGGAGTTAGATTTTAAGATCGTTGATAGAAAATTAAAGTCAATGCCTTTTGTTGTGTCCAGGTATATGACAGTAGCCGGAGAAGTTTATGGAAGAGGTCCTTGCTTGTATGCGTTACCGGATATCAAATCTTTAAATAAAGTTATGGAGCTCACTCTTAAAAATGCATCACTAAGTATTGGTGGTGTATTTACAGCAGTAGATGATGGTGTTCTAAATCCTCAGACAATTAAGATACAGCCTGGTGCTATCATAGGTGTGTCAAGTAACGGAGGTGGTAGAGGTCCTAGTCTTGCACCATTACCTAGATCCGGAGATCCACAGCTATCAGAGATAAATGCTAACGCATTAAGAATGTCTGTTAAGAAAGCATTGTTAGATGAAGGACTACCACCGGAAACAGGAAATCCAAGAACAGCATTAGAGATCCAGGCCAGGATGTCTGATTTATCTCAGAACCTGGGATCTGCTTTTGGAAGATTGATTAATGAAACAATGTTTCCAATCGTTAGAAGAACACTACAGCTAATGGATGAAATGGGAATGATAGAGCTCCCATTAAAGATAGATGGACTACAGGTTACTATTCAGCCTGTATCTGAATTAGCTATGGCAAGTAATATGGGTAAACTACAACCACTATTTCAATATATGCAAATAGCACAGGGATTAGGAGCTAGTGGAATGATGGCCCTAAAGACAGATGCTATTGCTGATTATATCCTGGATCAGATGGGAATAGATGCTAGGTTAAGAAATACACCGGAAGAAAAAGCAGCCTTAATGGAAGAGATGCAACAACAGGCCCAGGCTATGGGGCAAATGCAAGGAGCTCAAATGAACCAACAAGAAGGGGCAGCTCCTCCACCGGCTGAAGAAGGCGAGGTACAAGGATGAGGAACCAGGCAGATAAGATCAGAGATATTAACTCTCCTGGATGGGATGGAGTTAATTCAAATGTAGAAACATTAAGAGTATCTAACAGGGATCAAGAGCTAGGATTAGATATTTCTTTTAAAAAGACATTTGAAACAAAAGATGGTAAAAAAGTATTAGAGTATTTGAGAAAGGTCACTATAGAGCAACCATCCTGGATACCAGGTGCAGAGGCATCCATTGGTTATTCTAGAGAAGGACAAAACTCAATTGTTCGTGAAATAGAGCAACGTATAAGGAGAGCAAATGAACCAAGTAAATAATAATGCTACTGTAGAGGAAACAGTAACTGAAGATCCTAGTATTACATCTCCTCTAGCAGATAACAAAGGAGTAAGTAATGTTGAGGAAAATGAAGAGAAAAGTATCCCACATCTTGCAGAAGATGAAGATAGCAATACAGAGGATAATGAAGAGTTTGAAAGACCGGATTGGTTCCCTCAAAACTTTTGGGATAAAGATGGTCCGGACCTGGAGAAATTCGCTGAGAGCTATAATCATCAGAGAAAACTCATCTCCCAAGGTAAACACAAAGCACCGGAAGATGGCGAGTACGAAACGATCATCCTTGAAGAAAAAGGTGTAGATCTAGAAGAACCTATTGCTCAAACATTTTTATCCTGGGCAAAGGATCATCAGATTTCCCAGGGTGCATTTGATGATCTAGCATCTAAGGTTATGGACATTACTCAAGCTAATGTAGAGAGCCAGGATGAAGTAGTAGCTGATATGAAAG